TCGGCTTCAGCATGTTTATCGGCTTCAGCATGTTTATCGGCTTCAGCATGTTTATCGGCTTCAGCATGTTTATCGGCTTCAGCATGTTTATCGGCTTCAGCATGTTTATCGGCTTCAGCATGTTTATCGGCTTCAGCATGTTTATTAGTGTCGGTCTCAAACATAAATATTATTATATATTTATCAAATAATATTTATTTATCGTGTAATTCATTACATACTTCGTCATTTTTGTTATTATTGTCTACAACCTTATTATCGTATTGTATTTGTGGCAATGTTTTATGTTTTGTATTTTGCAATTGAAGAACAAACATACATAATTTTGGTAATATTGCAAAAGTATTCATATAGGTGCGATATTTTAAACTACAAATTGTTGTTTTTTCACCGAATTCAATACTATACCACCAATATGCGGGTATAAAAATCATATTCCCTTCAGTCACATTAATATCTAAACAATTAACCTTATCAAAATCAACCTTATATTTATCTTGTATGTCCCATGGATTAATTAAAGAACGAAATTCAAAATTTTCATAATCTTTTATTTCAGACAAATATTTCGAATTTTTTGGAGGTGTCAATTTAATTTTAACACTACCCTCGGTGACATATAAATAATTTCTATAATTTACATCATATTTAAACACTGTTCGCGCTCCTTTAGAGGCGATATTAATATCATACATACAATTTGAAACCATTGATGGTCTTAAATATTCATCGTTTTCTTTATATTGTTTAATCAACCCGGTTTCCTGTAAAAAATCAGCGTTATTTTCAATCAAATATTTCGATTCAGTATCTATATCTATTGCTTTAACAGCATTACTATAAGAAATAGGAAGATATATCTCCTCATCATCCTCTAATTCCCTATTAAGAGACCGTATTTTTACATCAAATGCTCCATATAATTTCCCGATTGTATTTCTATTACAGCTCTGTAATAAATGTTCATTATTAAAAGGGAAAACAAATGGTTGTCGCATATCGCATATTTCTTCTATCTTATCTTTTGAAGGAGCTTCTATTTCATAAATCTCCATATCATCACTTGTTTTCAAATGAAAATAAATATGAAGATAAAAAAATAATACTAGACAAAAGATTATAAATCCTATTATGATTTTCATTTATTGTTACTTAACTAATTAAAACAATAATATTTTTTATTTTTTACTCATCATCATTTATTCTTGGCGCCAGATAAAATGAAATAAAACTGTCATCACCTAAATTATACGTTCCTTTCATAGGTTTTTCTTTCACGAAACCCATAACAAAATCCGTGTTTAATTTACAAAAATTACACATCATATTAATATGATTAATACTATAAGATTCGGTTATTTCGATTCCTTCGCCAATAGCATATTCTGCTACATTATCTAAATCTATCCTTACTTCCATTTTCCCAATTTCTCCAGAGGCAATCATTTTAATTTTTTCTTCATTAAAGTTCATAGTTAAATTTTGATTAAATAAAATCAATTCACTCATTAGTTCACACATACGTTTCGATTGAATCACTAAATCTACATCGGTTTCATCCATAACGATATTCATGTTAACGACATCTATGTTAAATAGAGGCATTTCAAAGAATTTATCAAAATTTTTACTAGAGTTATCATCTATAGAAATCAAATCTACATTTAATTTGTCTGTTTTAGATGTTGTATATATTTCAATACTTTGATTATCTTTTCGTATATTAAGAATTTTATACATTATTTTAATGTTGATACCTAAATTTGTTTGTGGATTTTTTTCTACATATTCGTAAGAATCAAACCACTCTTTATTGATTTTACATTCAAACAAACAACAATGAGAACCGTCCAATCCTTGAAAATATACACCTTCATTTGAAAATGTAATATTAATCAAGTCAGTGAATTGTGTTAAGTGTTGAAGTAGTGTTGTAAATTTTTGACATTTGGTAGTTTCACTAATAATAATCTTCATTTTTGCGGGTTGATATTAATTACAAAGTTAAATTAATATCAATTTTTTCTTAAATAGTCTTTATAAATACTCAATTAATCTGATTCTGCTAAACTTTCTTTAGATTCGGTTTGTTTTTTTTGTGAAGAAAGATTTGCTTCCATTGCGAATGACTGAACCTTCAATAAAAGACGTTTCATATCAGCGACTTGTCCTTCTAACTCTTGGGTTTTATTTTTAAAGTATGCGATATCTTCAGTATTGTTCGCAGAATTATAATTTTTTTCAAGATTGGTTATACGTGTCACTAAACTAGCAAGGTGAGCATTATCATTATTAGATGACTTTTCGCTTGAAGTAATAGTATTATGAATATCCTCTACTTTTTCCATAATTTGTCGAATTCTTATTTCGTGTAAATTTAATACTTGCATAGGTGAAACTGGTTGACCACCATTGTTGCCTTGATTATTTTGCGAGGAATTAGAAGCAACTTGCTGGTTTGAACTGTTTGATGATGTATTTCCCTGTCCACCTGCTCTTCTGCGGCGCGCTGATGATAATCCTGCTGCTCCACTCATTATACTATAATAACCTTAATGACATTATTTTTAACTTATTTGCGCATTTCCATTTTAATTGCAGAATGAAATTTATAATCTTCTATGATAAAATCAGTTACTTCATAATCATTTATATTAGTTTTTTTGGAAGAAATAGTTAATTTAGGGAAAACATAAGGAGTTCTCTTTACTTGCTCACTTAATGCTTCAATATGATCATCATATATATGACAATTTCCTAAATGATATATAAATTCATGTGCTTCTAATCCACAATGCGTTGCTAAGATGTGCGTAAGAAAGCTATAAGAAGCTATATTAAAGGGAACTCCCAATCCCACATCTCCACTCCGCTGGTATAAACTACATGAAAGTTTATTTCCACTAAGCACATTAAATTGAGCTAAAACATGACATGGCGGCAATGCCATTTCATTTAATTGGCAAGGATTCCATGCCGACATTATCATACGTCTTGAACTTCGTTGTTTAGGATCCTTAAGCATATCTATAATATTTTGTAGCTGATCTACGCCTTTTCCACTATAATCATCATCACACGATGTATAATCTGCATTAAAAAAACGCCACTGATGTCCATATACCGGACCCAAATCATTTTCTCTATGATATGTTAATCCTCTACTATCTAAAAAATCTCGGGAGCCATTTCCCTCCCAAATTTTAACATTTTGATTAATAAGTTCATCATTATTAGTTGAACCTTTAACAAACCAAAGTAACTCTTTCAAGCATGTCTTCCAAGCTACTTTCTTTGTTGTTAATAAAGGAATTGTTTTATTTTCAAGAGAAAAATGCATTGAACTCCCATATACAGTTTTAGCATTTCCATTGCGGCCACATATCATCTCTCCTTCATTTAAAATATCACTAATTAATTGTAAATATTGATTTTCATCGTGTGATACACCGTCCCTTTTTTTAATCGATTGCAAAGATGTTTTTAACATATGTAATATTAACCAATCAATATATTTAATTTCTTTTTATAAATCATATGGAAAACATTACTGAAAGCGTAAAGTCAATTCCAAAAGAATCTGTTGGTTTTTTTAAACAGGTATTCAATTTTGACGATGAAAATAAATGTGAGATGTTAAACATGATTCAATATACTATTATTGCCATTATTCCAGTTATGATTTTATTAAAAGCGATAAAACATATTGTTCCAGAAGAAGATGAATCTAAAGGAAGTTTAGAAATATTAGCGGAAAGTGTAGGACAAATTGTGTTAATTGTTCTCGCCATTTGGTTCACAAATAAAATTATTCATTATATTCCAACATACAGCGAATGTTCTTATGCCAAGTTAAACTCTACCAACTTTATTATTCCTCTGCTTATTATCCTTACAACAATGCAGACGAAGTTTGGTGCGAAGCTCAATATTCTTTTTGACCGTGTGACGGATTTTTGCGCTGGCAAAGCAAATGATGATAAAAAAGAAGGTAAAGCTAGCAAAGCTTCTTCGCAAACTGGACCCAAACAAGCTCCTGCGGTTCACCAGCCAAGCCAAGCAGATTACCGTGATTTAAGTCAAATTTTACCTTCGAATCCTCAAATGTCTACTATGCCATCTTATCAACAACCATCGGTTTCTCAAGTAGCCATGCAGGAACACGGTATGCAACAATCATCGCCTGACTTTAACAGCATGTATCAGGGACCTAACACGCCCTTGGTAAATGCTCATAGTCCAGGAGATACGATGGAACCTATGGCTGCCAATGAAGGATTTAGTGCATTTGGTGGTTCCGCTTGGTAAAAAAAATATATTTTACACCTTTACGCATTTACTTACACATAATTTATTTTAATTATGTGTAATCAGTTATTTTTCATTTATATATCATCCTTGGCTATAACAACTTCCTTGGCAATATTCTTAATAACCTTATTTTTGTTTTTCTCGTAATCACCTTTTCCGCCCATGGTTTCTATCAAAATTTGTAGATATTCATCATTTTCTTTTGTGGTTGAATTAGTAAACTTGGGGTGTTTATCCGTCCATTCACTAATCAATTTAATGTTTTTCTTTTCCACGGTTCTTATGGCGGTTTTCATTTTGGTGTTTTCTGGGCACTCTTTTTCCCATTTATCCTCGTCTTTTATATAAAGTGTTTCTCTCTTGGCGTCACTGCAATGAACCGGGCGTTTTGTTATGTCCAACCCGCGTAATTCTTTTATAATGATAGAGGATATGCCATTAACATAACCCGATGTACCCATGTTCTCCAAGTCGCTAAGACTAAGTGTTACAGAATTAATAAAATCAGTGATGTTCATAGCATCTTTACATTGTTCATTTAAGAAAAATTGTAAGTTAAATGTTTTATTGTTACTATTTGTATAACTGTTATTTGTACCTGTTTTACATATTTCTAACATTTGTTTTTGTAATTCATGATTTTGTTTTTGCAATTCACTATTGCTTTTCATTACCTCGACAACCAAACCCTTTAATTCTTTAAATTCTTTATTTTCTTCAATTTGTATAATTTCTTTACAATCATTATTAACTATTGATTTATTATAATTACATTTTTTTTTATGATTGTATAAGCTCTGTGAATGTTTATAAATCTTTCCACAAATACAATTATATTTCGGCATTTTAATTAATGCCTCATCAGTATTTATGCGTTTTTTATGTTTTTGGGTTGCCAAGTGCGAAATAAAATTACTTTGTTTAACTGTCTTAAAGTCACATTTATTACAAACATATTTTTCGGCATTTTTTGGCATTTTTTGATAAGTCATTTCATCAGTCATCGATAAGTATTATATACTTATATAAAAAATGCCTAAAGTTTGCTGAACAAAATTTGAAAAAAGTAGTTGGTCACAAATGAAAATCTCAAAATCCAAAATAAGAGCATTATGCTCTAAACCCAATTTTCACGTTTTTCATTTTTAATTCTCTATTTGTAAAACTCATTTTGGACATTTTAAAATGTCCATTTTCCATTTTAGAAATTACAAATCCAAAATCACGTTTTATTAAAAAAACTACCTACATTCCCTACACACCCTTAAATATTTTAATATATAACATTTAGAACACATGAAGACGATTAACGCGCTTACTTACTTGAAGCGTCCGCCATGGCTATGTTCATATAGATGAAATATATCATTGCTCAATAATTTTACACAGGTGTTATCACGTATAAAATCATTAAATTCTTCTAATGGAAACTGAACATCGCAATTATAGTCATTCTTAAACCTCGTTAAATAGATTTTTTTAGGAATGAAACTTTTCAAGTATTGTTGATATATAGTTTTCCCTCCACAAATATAACAAGGTTTATTCGTTGTTCTCTCATAATTTAAAGCAAATAATAAAGCCAACTTTAGGTCATCAAATATTTTTACATCGGTGTTATCATTAAAATAACCAAAGTTGTGTGTTTTATTATAATTATGAGTATTTTCAATAGATTTCATTTCATCATAATGTGATTTTGTAACAATTATATTTAATCTACCAGGTAATAAGCAACCAATGCTTTTCCATGTGCTATATCCTATCAATACAGCACTATTTTGCGTTTGCGTACAAAAAAACTTCATATCTTTTTTCCCTTCCTCAGTATTTGTCCAGGGCAAATCATTATTTAACCCAATGCCCATATTTAAATCAACCGCGGCAATTAAATAGCTCATTTAAATAATAAATATATAATTTTATATAATAATAATTAATAAATATTTGTTTATTAACTATACAAGATGAGTAAGGAATTTTTGACATTGATGTTTATGTATCGAAAATAAACGATTTATGTGCTTATTGCATATGCTTTGTCTAGCCAAAGGCGTAATATTCTTAAAAGTCATTATAATTATATATATTTATATACAAATATATATAATGAATAAATATATCAACACTATACTTTTTGTCATTATTGCTTCTCTAATTTTAGATAATTTTACCAATAGATCTAATTTCCCAAAAACTGTAATGATTCCATTAGTTGTAGGAGGGTTAACTAAGTATATTTTTGGAGATTGGGATGCGAAATTTCAATGGAGTTATTTCGACGTAATCTACTGGATTTCAATATTTGGATTTAGTTATATCACCATCTTTTTACAGGAACGTTTCATTTAAATATATAATTTTTATATAATAATAATAATAGTTAATAAATATTTGTTTATTAACTATATAAGATGAGTGAGGATTTTGACATTGATACATTATTATCAGCATTGGACAATGATAATAATGAAGATTTAATGCAATTAGACTATAAGAAAATAACAGAAATAAAAACAAAAATATTAAAAGGTATAAATCTAAATAAAATCCTTTACAATAAATTACAAGAACAATTAAAAGATTATAGATATATTGATGAAGTACCTGAATTAAAGTATGGAAATTATATTAGATGGATTTCGTTAAGAAACACGGAAGATATTAAATTAACAAACGGCGGATTTATATCTGATATTAAAATATTTGATGACGGTGTTCATGTAGTATGTCGTAACAACATTGGAAACTTATTTCAAATACGAATGTATGAAAATATTATATTTCAAAAATTAACAGATCAGGAAAAAATTTTGCTTTCAGCATTATCATATTTATAGTATTATCATATTTATAGTATTATCATATTTATAGTATTATTATATTTATAGTATTATAATATTCATAGCATTACAGTAGGTAATTAAATGCGCCTAGTTATTTTTTTTGAATTTTAAGAGTTAAATTCTTTTTTTTATATTTATTAAATTTACTTAGTGCCCGTTTTGTTTTTTTATTGACTATTAAACGAGCTTTTTTTTTACATTCAAATTTATTAGCTTTAATACCTTTCTTATGTAAAACTGATTTAGTGCATATTGCGATTGCTTTAGTTTCATCTTTTCCCCCAACATCAACTTTTTTTATACATCTACATAACTTTTCTGCTAAAATATTTTCAGCTTTTTCTTTAATACTATTTTTATTCAGGCCGGATGTGTTGATTCCATAATAATTTAATATTATATCATAATCTTTTCCAGAAAGTTTCATTATATTATTATATATACATATGATTTTAATTATTTAAAGTTAATTCAATGATAATTAAAACTATATTTTTATATAATAATAAATGGAAACAACCTATAATCTTATTAAAGAAAATGGTTCATTTATTCTAATAGCATGTATATCCATATTATTTATAGCGTGTCATGTATTGTATAAATTTAATTTTTTATTCTCACCTTCTATTAATGAAATGCCCGAAGAAAAAAAACCATTAAAAATTGTGGTATTTGATCTAGATGAAACATTAGGTTGCTTTGTGGAGATTGGTATATTTTGGGACGCACTAGAAAAAATATCAAAAAACCCACAGGTAGATATAAAAATTAATAACGAAAGTTTTTTTGAAATTATTGATTTATTTCCAGAATTTTTACGTCCAAACATAATAAACATTCTTGATTATCTTCTGGATAAAAAAAAGACTAAAGAATGTGATAAAATTATGATTTATACAAATAATCAAGGTCCTAAAAGTTGGGCTAAAATGATTAGTGAATATTTTGAAAATAAACTAAATTCAAAAATATTCGATCAAATAATAGCCGCTTTCAAGGTTCAAGGTAAAAAAGTAGAGATGTGTAGAACCAGTCATGATAAAAGTGTTAATGATCTCATTAAGTGCACAAAAATCCCTGAAAACACCGAAATTTGTTTTCTAGATGATCAATATCATCCACGGATGAAAGACTTCAATGTTTACTATATTAATTTAAAACCCTACACATTTTCTATGGATTATAGGGAAATGGCAGAGAGATATTATGATAAATATTCTAAAAAAATAAACATGTCAAAGCAGGATTTTATGGATACAATAGTAATTTATATGAAAAAATGTAATTATAAGACAATTCCAAAAAATAACGATGAAAAAGATATTGATACTGTAATAAGTAAGCAAATAATAATACATCTTGAAGAGTTTTTTAACAAAAATAAAAGAAAATATACTATCAAGAAATCAAATAAAACAAATAAAACAAATAAAACAAATAAAAATTCGACTAGGCGTGTTCGTAAATAACTTGGTCGTTAATAACTTGGTTATTAATAACGTTGTCGTTAATAACTTGGTCATTAATAACGTTGTCATTAACAATATTATTTAAATATCTCTTTGCAATCTGCAAAGCCGACGTGGTTAAGAGTAAAAACATTCCAGCAGAAAAAACAATACTGCGATCGAAATCACGAAATGCCAAAGTAGTATTCGTAAATGGATTAAATCGTATAATTAAAAATAAAGAAACATAATATTTTATAAAGGAATTCAATGTCTGTAAATAATCGGGAGATAAAACAATAATTCCAGTATAAGCAATTGCAAATAAGATGTAAGAGAGATAAATAGCATATAAATATAATTTTTCATGCCAAGTTATTCGTGACTTATTAAATAAATATGATATCATTATACATTATATTATCATATTTATTTTTCTATCATATTTATTTTTCTATTATATTTTTCTATAATTCTTGATATATTTTTAAGCTTCGTGCGCTGGAATCAGTCGCATTTACATATTTGGGCATCCAAAAATATGGAACAATATCAGCGCATTGTGGATATTCTTTATCAAATATATCCCTATAATATCGCTGTTCGTCTGTGGCCGGTGAATTTATTTTAGTTTCTATAGTGTTAACCTGTAATTTCGCCACTTTACTTTTTATAATTTCAAACCATGAGCCAGCATCACCACTAACGCCATCACTGAATGCTTCTTTCGTCCGCCATAAAATTTCATTAGGTAATAATTCCGGGTCACATTGTTGGATTGCTTGACGGAGCAATAATTTCTCAGTAGGCCTATTATTATTATTTATTCTTGCGTTTACGTTATTACTATGGTTTGAAATAGGATTGCGAAGTGATACAGGAATACTTAAATAATACTCAACAAAATTTTTGTCTAAAAATGGTGTTCTTGTTTCCAATCCGTGCGATGAAATACATTTATCCGAGCGTAAAACATCAAACGCATGCAAATCTCTAAGTAATCGCCGACATTCCTTATCAAATGCTGTATTATTAGGCGCCTTTAAAAAATAAATATATCCGCCTGTAAGTTCATCACTTCCGTCTCCATTAAAGATAACTTTAGCATCACTAATTATAGAAATATATTTTCCAATAAGATAATTACCTACACTTGCTCTTATTGTAGTTGTATCATAACTTTCAATTGCTTTTACAACTTCTGGAATAATATTAAAAAAATTTTGTTTAGTAAGTATTATTTCTGTGTGTTTTGTTCCCAGGTGTTCGGCCACTAATTTGGCGTGTTTAAGGTCTTCTGACCCAGCCATACCAATAGAATATGTTTCAAGCGTATTTTCATAATACTTATTTACCAAAGCAGTTATTAAACTGCTGTCAAGCCCACCCGAAAGCAAACACGCAATGGGACGGTCGGTTGTTCCTACTACGCGTTTTCTAACAGCAGAATCTAATTTGTGATAAATAATCGTTTTAATATCGGAAATATTGTATTCTATAGAAGGAATATTCGTATTCGTATTTGTATTTGTATTCGTATTTGTATTATTCATAATATCAAAATATCGTTTATTTTGCAAATCACTTTCCCAAAAAACAAAGTTTTTAGAAGGTTTAACGTAGGACGAATATGTTCCAGGTTGAAACTGTTTAATATCAAATAAATACGCCCGCCACGATGAAAACACCCTGCTTCCATTATGAGAATAAGTTAGAGTAGCATTAATACCTGTATTATTATTATCGCTATTCAAGAGTTTATTTAGAACTTTCAACTCTGAAGCTACAGCAATAATAGGCTCATATGTATTATTAATATATCTATCATCTTCAAGATTAAGTTTTTTTAGATTATATTCCATAATATAAAGCGGTCTGACACCAAAAAAATCTCGGGCAATAAAAATTTGATGATCTATTTCTTTTGGTTTATTTTTATAATGTGAACGAGCATCATAGATCACAAATGAAAATACACCATCCAATAATTTAAGTGTATGTTCAATGCCATACTGAATATATAAATATATAATAATTTCACAATCCGAATCAGTGCGCGGATTTAATTTAATAGCCTTGAATAATTCACGATAATTATAAATCTCTCCGTTACAAATAACAGTTACGTCGTCTATAGTAAGTGGTTGCCCTGATGTGTTATCTAACCCATTTATTGCCAAGCGATGGAATGTCAAATTAACATTGTCATTTGTATTTATAGTAGTTGTTATTTCTGGTCCCCGTTTAACTCCGACATCTATTGCATTTTGAATTGTTTCTTTTGTAAAAGTGTTTTGATTATTAATTAGCGCAAAAATTCCGCACATTTCTCCAATAATTAAATAATAGTATTAAGTATTTAGGTAATAATAATAATATATTTGTATTTATTATACAATGAGTGATAAGTTATATGGAGTAATAGATGGTGTATATTTATGTGGCGATAATCATGTTCAAGAATTAAATGAACGAATTTCTGCGCGAAATGTTCCTTCGTCAGCAATTCGACCAGCACAAATACACACGCGCGCTGTATCAACAAAATACGCGGTAATGCCAATATTGGACCAACGACAAACAGCAACAGTTCCACTTAATAAGTATCCGACTTTTAATGGAAAGACTACATTCACGCCAGGGGTAGAACGAAATGGACCTTGGAGTGGATTTGCCACTAATGTTAATGTAGAGTCTAGTTTACGTAATCAGTTTTTTGCTTTACAAAAATGTGAACAATCTGCTTACGTACCTAGTAGTAATAGTGATATGTATAGTGTTACTGTAAGCGGTAGAAATGTAGAGCAGCCATTCCCTGAGTTATTTACAACCCCACAAATGGAGCCATTTAATCCAAACACGTGTAATATTGGAAACCGTATTTTTGATAATTGCACACGTCAACAAGTTAAAAATACTGCATTATAAAAATACAGCATTATAGGAAATTTGTATAATATATTGAGTTAAATTATTATACAATTTAATAAAATATTACTTTAATAGTAATAAATGGATATTTCAGGACAGCATGTTCCAAGAAATACATCATCATTTACTGATAACGTAACACTGAATTTTTTAACTAATCCAAGTTACCAGACAGGATTGGCAAAAAAAATGCCGGACAATATGTTAGAAAATAAAAATGAATTCAAATTTTATAGAAAACGAGTATTAGCGCTTACTAAAAATTTATTTAAGGAAGAACCACCAAGTCAATCTATTAAAAAGGCGCATGATGAGTACGTTAATGTTATTATAGAATATTTTAAAATGACCGATAAAAGTGAAATATTACAAAATGAATATGATGGAAATGATTTTAAAAAAATAGATGATGACTTACCATCATCATATGATATGAGCATTGAAGAGGCGAATAATGTTATAATGAATAAACCAGCCGTTACTTCTAATCTGGATAGTTTCGTAAATACAAAACAAATTAAAATCGATAAACAAATGCCGCCTCCCAAGAAAAAACAAATAAATTTACATAATCGTGAGCTTAAGATAAAAGGATTAAAAAAGAAAAAGAATAAAAAAGAATAAAAAAGAATAAAAAAGAATAAAAAAGAATAAAAAAAAATAAAAAATTAAAAATATATTTATATTATAATTATAATTATATAAATATAATGACGCAAAAATCAAAAACCATAAAAAAAGACCAAAAGGCAAAGTGTAGTCCATCCGCAGAAGAAAAGGATTATACTTGTTATAGTGACGATGCGTTAAATAAAATGAAAAAATTATGGAACGCTCGACATCCTGATGTAAAAATTACGGCCACGGAACCAAGAGACATATGGAATACCTTAAGGAATAATATGAGTAATGTTTGCAATGTGGAAACCTGTTGGTTAAGACAAAATTTTATGAAAGACAATACAACAAAATCGCTTATGGCATATACATTTGCCCCTGAATCACCTACCTCGTGGGAAAAAAATCCATACGAATGGTTAACCAGTTTGGATATCGAGCGTGTAATGAAACAATATGAAAAAAAATATAGATGTTTTGAATTTATTGGACCATCTCCAATTGACTTTGATGAACACATGCTTTATGGTGAATGTGTTTGGGAAGAATTATGTAAATTAAATTTAAAAAAACTTCTTAAAAAAGGGAAAAATAAAATAGGTATTATTTTCAACTTAGATCCACATTATAAAGAAGGTTCGCACTGGGTTTCAATGTTTATAAATATTAAAGAAGGATACGTATTTTATTTTGATAGTAACGGTGACCCTATACCAGACGAAATTATGAAATTGGTTGATCGTGTTATTAAACAGGCAGAAAAAATAGATATTTCAATGAAATTTTATCAAAACCATCCATTTGAACATCAAAAAAGTAACACAGAGTGTGGTATGTTCTCACTTTATTTAATTATTACATTATTACGAGATTGTAAAAGGTTTAAAGATTTTATGAACAAAAGAGTTCCTGATGCTGAAATGAAAAAATTAAGAAATGAATATTTTAATCAGCCTAATTGATATAAAAATATAATTATTATATTTCTATATGAGTCACGAAAAATCATTTACAAATAAAGAAAACAAGGCATTATTATGGAATTTAATGTATGAATGTGGTGTTTTTAAAGGAATAGAATCAAAATATTTACAAAATGTCCAGAGAGATTTTGAACAAAAAATAATCCAAATAACATCAAGCACGAGTTCAACAAATACATTAACTCAATTAAATAAACAGATAATTAGTGAAATGATGTTGGATCTAAATAAATACAGGAATTTGGCTCACACAGATAAAGAATCTTTAAAACAAATAACAATAGATAAAAATATTGAACCAGTAACATCGAAAGAAGTATCGGATAGAAAAATTCAACACTTTAATAATAATTTGGAGAAAAAACAAAATGAATTTGATGATTTGTTGAAAAAAAAACAGCCAGATGAAATTGATTTTTCGGATGATTTAGATAAGCCCATTGGTGGTGAAATAAATACAATGTTAGAGGCGGCATTATCAAAAAGAGAGAATGAATTAAATATTGTATTAGATAAACAAAATACGAAAGTAGCGGAGGAATGGATAAATAAAGATAATGATGATAAAGAAAAAACCGTGAGATTTAACGAAACACCTAAGAAAGAATCTGTTGATCAGTTTTTATCGAAACTTAAAACTGTTCCAAAATCGGATGATTTGATGGAATTTCAAGCTAACGATATTTTGAATATTAAAAACGAAATAAAAAAAACAAATCTTAAATTAGAAGTAATTGAAACATTACAAAGAGAGATATTAGAATTATTACGCACTTAAGGTTTTATTTTGTTTTGTTTTGTTTTATTTTTTATTTAATCTATAAACAAGTCTTCAACTTGAGGATTAAGGAGGCGGTAGAGGAGGTCCTTTTCTTCTTCTTCTTCTGGAATTGAATCAAGTGATTCTCTGCGACTATTTACCTCACTCGATACAGTAATGTTGGGCATATTATTTTCTCCAAACAATTGTTTATTTGAAATCGCATGTATTAACAATTGAGTAAGATGATCTATCTTTTCGCTCATTTCTTCTATTTTTTTGTTGGTTTCTTCAATTACAATATCATGCATATTAGCAAAGTCAGTAGACAACTTTTCTATACGGCTATCGGTGGATTCCTTTAATGCAATCATAAGCGCATTTGTATTAGTATTACAATTGCATTGGTCAGCCATAATTGAAGGATTTTGGTTTTGGTATGCTGTTGGTGGTGGGAAGTGTCTAATATATAATTTAAAAAACTATTTCAATTTTATGTGTTACACCGACCAAAAAGAAAATTTAAACAAAATTTAAACAAAATTGAAGTAGTTTTTATTACAATAATTAACATCACCTTTATTATAACGTTCTTCACTAAAATCGATTGAATATCATATCATCATGTTTGTAACACAAGACGACATTAATGAATTAGAAAAGCATGGAGTTGAAACAGGAACCGCTATTCCTACGTTTATCAGTGAGCTTTGCAAATATTTCAATGCAGCATGGCTTGAAGAATACCGATTTAAAGACAAGGTTGATTCTTTAGAACAATTAAATAAAAAATATTTACATAATTATCCGAGTAATCAAGGATATCATATTTTGGATGAGTCATTTACGGGTCCAGATGCGCCATTTGATATTCTTTCAACAACATCAAAAAATTTACTGGGGTATTTTTATGGAATCTATTTACATGATGAGGTATAATTGAGTAAAAATAAACAAAGAAATATATTTAATTTATGTAGAAATGAACCAAGACTTACGAATAAAAGCAGTTGATGTTTGTTGTGGTTTAGCGTGGGGTGATGAAGCAAAAGGTAAAATTGTATCGCAACTAAGTAAAAATGGCGATTATGATTTTGTATGTCGTTGGTCTGGAGGAAATAACGCAGGACATACAGTGTTTGTTGATGGGAAAAAATACAAAACTCATCTAATTCCATCGGGAATTTTTTTTGGTATTAAATCAATTATTGGACCAGGGTGTGTCGTGAATATTAAAGCATTTGAAAAAGAAATAAAGTATTTGAAGGACAGCGGGTTTAATACAAATTTAATTAAAGTTTCCAAAAAAGCCCATGTTATTTTACAAGAGCATATTGAAGAAGATATTAATAAATATAAAGATCGTTTAGGAACTACAGCAAATGGCATTGCTCCATGTTACAGAGCAAAATACGGACGCACTGGGAAAAGAGTTGAAGATTATATGGATTATTTTAGTGAATTTATTTGGGACGAACAATTATATGGAAACGTTTTATGCGAAGGAGCACAGGGATTTTGGTTAGATATTAATTACGGTAATTATCCATATATTACGAGCAGTACCACCTTACCATATGATGCGTGTAGTCTGGGTTTTCCTCCACAATTAATTAGAAATATCTATGGAGCTGCCAAAATATATGATACGCGAGCAGGATTGGATCCGGATTTTCCATCGATGCTTTTAGATAATGAGGAACTATTAAAAATAGGAGATATTGGTGAGGAATATGGCACCACAACTGGAAGACGTAGAACAGTGAATTATTTAAACTTGGATCTTTTGATTAAAGCAATAAATATATCAGGAACAACAAATATAATTATATCCAAAGTAGATGTATTGGAAAAAGCAAAAGTATATAAATATTATCATAAAAATAAATTAAATTCGTGTTTATCGTTGGAGAATTTAATGTTTACTATTCGTAAAATATTATTAGATAGTTGTTTACTATTAAAATGTATTAATTTTTCTGATAATCCAGAAACTATTTAAAGAACCAGTAAGTAACTTTTGATTATTATTATTTTATAAAAAAATGAAAATAATAATAAAAGATGAAAATAATAATTCCTATCATGTTATAACACGCAGTTAGTTATAATTTTTCAAATTTATAAACAGCATTTTTACCTGTTCCAGTAATAATTAATTTTCCTACCTGAACCGGTTGTCCGCGTTTATAACTATCTAAGTCGTAAACCTCATTCGTCGTTTTATTAAGAGCATATTTAATGCCTTCGATAGTAACTTCAACACCCTTCCACATAATTTCTTTTTTATTATATTGGGCGACAGTGTCTGATTCTTCATTGGCAATAGAAGGTTCAAATGAAAATTTATTGGGGTCCACAGAACCAAATGAGAAACATTGTAGTTGTTCTTTTGAACCGGCGCTTGAATGTAAAGAACAATCAATTGATGCTTCTTTTACAGCCTGTAAAATTTTGCTTGTAACTTCTTCTTTAAGTGTGGCTATTTCATATAATGCCTCATCACTAGTAATAGGTGTTAAATTATCCAGTTTGCTTTTATCTTTAAGACGCATTTCAATCGATTTATCACTATCTAATTGGGATTTGGTAAATGTCATTAAATATAAGAAAACTTCAACAGTGCGTAATTCCTCAGGAAGATCTTGATGACTACAAATACGTCTTGCGCGACCAATTACTTGTTCAATGCGAACAGGGTGCCAATAAGGCTCTGTAATATGAACATATCTTACATTACGCAATGAAATACCCTCGGCACCCGAAGCAGTAATCATAAGTAATTTAATAACTTCTCCAAATATATTATTACTTGAAATTTCGTTAAGTTCTGCAGCCAAACTACTTGGAATATATTTCCAAGTTCCATTAAAAATATTACGGATAATTTCTTTTTCTTGAGGCGTTTCACTGCCGGTATATAGGGCAAATGTCGGTTTACCTTTATCTTCAGGAGCAATATCGAGCGTCCAATTATTATTGACCTGTTTAATTTTAAATTGTGTAAATCCATTGGCTTCAAAAATGAGCTTTAAAATACCAATGCCCTCCAAAGTTCTAAATTGACTGTAAATAAGATGGAGACCTTGGTGCTCTTCATCTTTAACATTTTCAAGAATATTCAAGAATTTAGGACTGTAAATTTCAAGTGCCTCGGGAGAGAGATACTTTTCTTTATTGTCAGTCAACATGGCCAAAGCAGATTTAATTCTTTGTTCATATGATTTTGTTTCTTTATCATCTATTCCTTCGAGAGCAGCAATATCATCCGCTTCATATCGCCCATCAATATTTTCTATTTTTTGTTGAGCACTCACAGCGTCTAAAATATCTTCATCAGCGGTTGATTTGAGAACAGCTGCTTCAATGTCCCCATCGCCGGGTAAAGGTCTCTTGATGTCTGGCCGTGGGAAAACAAAGTTACAGAACGCGCGCGAAAAAATACGATAAGTTGAAACTGTGTCATCAAACAAGCCTTCTTTAGAAGTGGCTTTCTTTTTCCTTTTTTGCGCATTTCTAAGCTCTAGTTTTCTTTCTTGAACTCTGGCTTCTTCATATACGCCAAATTGGAAATCGCTCATGGGAATTTTAACTATATGAAAATCCGTGCTTTTTTGAAAAGAAGGCATAAGCGTTTCTTGCGCACTGCGGAAATATGATACAAGACCTAAAATTCTTCTTTTGAAAAGGTTCATATTTTTAACTTCGTTTGATTCATCAATAAAGTAAGCTTTAAAATCGTCTAATTTATCTGGAAGAGCCTTAAATGATTCCACGCGTATTCCGCCTGGATTAACATTAATCTCATTTTTGCCTAATATGCGTGTAATGTTTTTGATAAATTCCTCATCGTTCATCAATCCGCGTTCGCCTAAACGCACGCCTTCATATTTATTCTTTAAAGTTTTATTTACAAATCCAAAAGGATTTCTGGTAATGACTAAGGTAGTTGATGTTGGATTATACTCTAAATAGTCAAGGACATTTCCTCCTAAAATCGTGCTCTTAAAAATATCTCTGAAAAATTCTTTTGATACTTTGCGTTCACGATTAATATTAAGTTTAAAATACCAGGTTTTAATTTTACCGCGTAAAATATTAAACATAATAGCAATTTCATTTGGATAATTAATAATAGGTGTTCCTGTTAATAAAATAATTTTGACATTTTCCGCATTCATTAAATATTCGTATAGTTTTCCAGAAAGCGTGTCTTTCTTATTAAGTTTATTAACAATTCTACTAACAAAGTTATGCGCTTCATCGACAATAATTACAGCATTATCAAACGGATTTTTAGTATAATTAGATGTTAAAGCACGAAGATGACTTTTACGCAATCCATTATAAGAAATAAATTTATATTTATATTTAATCATTTCATCTAATTGTTTATCGAGGGTTTCTTTTTGAATTGAATTAAGAGTTTCAAAGTTTGATTCTTTACTCATATTGACTAACCAAGCACCGCCTTGTTTTTTAATAAATTCAACCGATAAAGATAAAATACTTGAAAGAGGTTCTACATATTCATCGTGTTCTTTGGTACTAACAAATTCCCAAAACTGGTTTTTACGATATAATGAATCGCCGCATTTTTTTAGTTCTTCATAATAGTTTGTTCGCAAAGACGCTGGAGTCATAACAATAATCTGTTTGTCTGTCTTCATGCCTTCTGCAATAGCAATTGAAGAACACGTTTTACCTGATCCTAATCCGTGATATAAAAGAATACCTCTGTAAGGAGTATATAAATTAATATAATCGCGAACTATTTTTTGATGTGCCATAGGAACAAATTCGGCATTATCATCTCTTTCACATGAAGCTGACTTGGCACTTTCCATCAATTCTTGTTTATATGGACCGAATAAAGAAGACATGAAATTAATAAATATTTCCCTGTTGTTCATGTAATATGACGACGCCTTGATTAATGATTTTGGTTTACTATCTTTAATGCGTTTATTTATTGGTTCGTCTTTAATTACCAACATAGAGGCAGGACCTTCCAATATAATACCAATGGGTTGTTTTGTGCGGCGTTTTTTGACTTCTTTTGCAACATCTGCCGCCGCCGCATCAACATCCGCCGCAACATCCCGTGCGAGTTTATCAACTAATTTAAGTTTTCGAATTTTTTTTGCTTTAGTTTTCGGAATCTGGACTTGTGTTTTAGTTTCAGTTTCAGTTTCAGTTTCAACCTCAGGTATAGCAGATTGAATAATTTGTTTTTCTTTAACATTACTCTCAACCGCAAGTTTAGGACGGATCGATGTAAGAAAGGCGTTTCTATCAATGGTAAATAGTTTGGTTTTATCTTTTATTTGTGTTTTTATATTTATATCTGTCTGTAGCGCGGGTTCGGGAATATTAATTTCTATATTTTCACGCTGTATTGGCTGATTTTTTATTTTGAGTTTGGCTAAAAGAGCAGCAGACATCTATAAAATAAATGTATAAAATATTTTTATCCTTTTATCCTTTTATTTTTTTTATACATTTATTATCCATTAATATAAATCTAATAGTAAAAATATTATTTAGAAATTGTTGCAATTGCCATTTCACACGCAAGTTGTTCTGCCTTTTTCTTTATTCTATGTATACCATTACCGAGAAATATCAACACTGACGCTCCATCAGCAATAGTACTTTGAATTGATTCAAAACTTCCATAATAGGAAAAAGGTGTCGCATCTTTGAAATTATATGTATGAATAGGTTTACCAACGCATAAATACACTCCCATTTCATAACCTGCTTCCGTATCATAAGACATTTCTAGATAATCAGGAGTTACCTTAAATTCTTTCTGAATTTTAACCTGTAGTATATTTTTATAATTATCATCCGTTTTAATTAGTTTTATCCAGTCAACGTGTTGTTCAAGTATATTTTCAATAAATATTTGAGCCATCTGAAAACCTGGTCCCGTAACAAAAACATTTTGAAACCACCCGTGCTCATCTTCAACAGAAATTTTATTAAAATCCAAAAAAAGCGCACCTAAAAAAGCTTCAAACAAGCAACCGAGTTTTTTCAAGTTGGTGCGTGTATTCTTTTCCTCGGCATGTTTAGACATAATTATCCATTTATGTATCTTCATTTCATAAGCAAGACGACCAATGTGTTCATTTTTAACAATAGCAATTTTCTTTTCTGTCATAAATCCTTCGTCGGCCTTAGGAAATCGGCGATATAAATAATATTTAGTGATAAGTTCCAAAACACCATCACCAATAAATTCTAGACGTTCGTTAGATTTCGTTTTTAGCGGAATGCAATCTGATGGACAATCAACAATAGTTATATTTGCCTCTGAGTTTTCGATTGCAGGTCGTTTAGTATATGAGCGATGTATAAATGCCCTCTGATATAACGCAATATTGTTTACTTTAGCATCAATACCATATCGTTTTAGAATAGATTGAACATCGTTCAATGTAATCTCCTTATTTTCTTTGTTAAACGGATTGAATACTAATCCTTCAGTGCCATTTGAAACATCTCCATCCTGAATAATAGATTTCATATTTTCTATTTCATTTGCCATTATTTAGAATAACCAGTTATTTCTATATATTAATTACGAATTAAATTTAAGTCATTTTACAATATACTATATTGAAAATTATACTATATTGAAAATTATACTATATTGAAAATTATACTATAAAAAAATAAAATATATAAGTTATATATATAATAATGGTATTGAGTGGAGGAAAAGGAACACATAATGCTTCTCGTTCGAATCAGACTAGTCATTTTGGTGATATGGGTGGTATTCCAAGAATGACTGGACATAAGGCATCAATCTTACATCGCCTCCAAAGAAACACAGGAACACCGATTCCTACTGGCGCTGTTGCTGGTCGTGCTTTCATGGCTAGCCGTGGTCTGCTTTCGGTCAATCCCCAGAGTTCGGGTGGTGTTGGAAGAACCCGTGGAAGAACCATTATGTTTAACTGGTAATTAACATAATAACAATTTTATATAGTTTATTTTATATCTTTACTATATAAAATGCCACAAAGAAACGGACCAAGAAGTTCAAGAGGTAGATCGGCGATTGCGCGCAGGGCACAATTTTCAGGACCAGGCAAAACCGATGGTATGTTTCCACAAACAGCCGTAAGAGATAACGCGGGAAATATTATTGGTGGAGGTTATTTTGGTGGCAATAAGAAGGGTGGCGCGGCTCCTTCGGCAACAGGTTTTATGATTCCGTCCGGAAGACGAAATCTGATAGCAACACCGGCTACAAACCGTAATTTTTTATTTACGTTTAAAACTAATCCTGGGAGAAAACCATCCGGACATGGACCTTATGCTTAATTAAATATTTAATTTAATAAATAATTTAATAAGTTATAGTGTTTAATAAGTATATTATTTTTAATGCTTATTAAACTTGATTATAGAGAGACAGATTTACATGTAGCGTGTGTGCAATTATTATCGAAACATTTTAAGTCAGAACTTACTATTAAAAATGAAAACTTACCATTGGGGGATATCATTTTGTATGATGAAAAAAATGAAAAGGAATTAGTAATTATAGAGAGAAAAACCCTGAAAGATTTAGCAGCAAGTATAAGAGATGGTAGATATGCTGAACAAGGATTTCGTTTAAACGAATGTGACATGCACAACCATAATGTAATTTATCTTATTGAAGGTGATTTGCAAAGATATGTGCCTTATAAAACAAATGTGGATAAAAAAGCCTTAATATCTTCTATGGTTTCTATCAACTATTTTAAGGGATTTTCTCTCCACAGAACTTTAGATATTCAAGAATCCGCGGAGTGGATTATTCAAATGGCGGATAAGTTGGCAAGAACTGATAAGAATTCATATTATACAGGTGGAAAGGAAACACAAAATGTTCAATATAGTGAAGTAAGTAAAAGAGTTAAGAAGGATAATATTACTCCAGTGAACATTGGAGAGATAATGCTTTCGCAAATTCCAGGCGTAAGTATTAACACTGCTCGAGTGATAATAAGTGAATTTAAAACCGTGAAAAACTTAATATTAGAATTGGAAAAAAACAGTAACGTTTTAAAAGATTTAACTATTGAAACAAAGACGGGTTCAAAAAGGAAGCTTTCAAAAACGAGTATTATAAATATATATAATTTTTTAATTCATGGTAAAGAACAAACGATTTCGGTTAATACAGAATGAATAAATTTCACCATATATAATATATTATATGTTTGATAAAATGAATAAAAACGATATAATCTATTATTTAGGACTTGTCGTAACAGTTTGTTTATTTGTTTATATCGTAATGAAATGTATGACTTTACAGATGAATATTATTGAAGGTGCTGTTGGTGGACGTAGCACAACAACTGACAAGACTGACGATAGTTCGGCGGATGACACAACAAAAAAATCCGGTGGTATGGGTGGATGGTTTAGTAAAGAATTTAAAAAAACACCTTCAACAAACACCACCAGTAATGGAACAGATAAAACCAATATTTCATCAGCGGTTAAAAGCAACACGCATACGATTGAAGACAGATTGTTGATTTCTAAATATAGAAACTCATATGAACAAACTATTATTAATTTAGAGAGCAATGTGAGTTTTGCTTTATTATCCGCGGTAGTTAATAACGCTGAATCAATATCTAAAAATCCTACAAGCACGGATTCACAGACGATGATTAGTAATATTAATAATTTGAAAACATTTCGTTCAACACTAAATGATGCTATGAAAATTTTAGATTCAAAATAAAAAACTACATACAATTATGTTTGTTTTAATTTTTTCCTATAAAGTTAATAAATGAGTAAAAACTTTTCATTTTTTAACCAACCCACAATTTTACGTTATCGTCTTTGTAGAAACCAGAGTCAATTAAACTCTGTGTGTATTTGCGTCCACCCCAGTTTGCATCCATAGGATTTGGGCTAATGCCGTCTTGATTTTCATTGTACATTTTGTCGAGAGGGGTTTTCAATCCAATATATTGATTATCTTTATCATATGAAGGATAACTATTTTCATTATAAGGAGGGTCGTTTCTTCCAGCATCAATTAATTTTTGCACAGGGTCAGTAACAATCTGTCCAGAAGGCATCATTTGAACGTCTTGAAGACCCCCTTGTAAATTGGTTGGACTTGGACGCGCTTTATAAACAGCGTTTCCCTGTGCGTCATAAGATTGTTGTAAATATAAAATAGGACAACGAATACCTTGACTGCGTTGCCATTCGGTGAATTCTACATAGTCATCTAAATTTTTAAATTCCAATGGATTAACGCCTGGTATTTTAGCCAGTTTAGAATTATAAAGATAATAGTTGCTACCTTTTTGTATTAATACGTCGGGACAACGATCGCGGATATTGCTTATACCCTCAAAACCCTCAAAACCTTCTGGTTCTCCATACTTACATGTAAAATATAATCCTATTACAAATACTGATGCTATAATCGCAAGTTTATACATATATAGTGAGTGTAGAAAATTTAATATATATTATTGTCTAAATAATATATATAGATTTAGATAATGAAATTTATTAGTATTCAACCCGGAGATGGAAATATCTTTGATAAAGTAATCACAGAACGACCATCATTTGTGAAGTTTTATCATCCAATGTGCGGACATTGTAATAATATGCAAGAGGCTTGGAATAAATTAAAAACCAATCATAAATTATTAAATAAAGATATTAACATTATTGAAGTTCATTCTGGAGAGAATTCCAATATTAAATCCAGTGTCGCTAGAATCGCGGAAAATCAAGGGGTTCCATTTATTTTAATAGTTAACAAAAATGGAAAACCTGGTGAAAAATATAGTGGTGATAGGAGTGAAGATAGTATGACCGAATTCATTTTAAGAAATATAAAGAAACACACCAAGAAGGTAAAGAAACACACCAAGAATGTAAAGAAACACACCAAGAATGTAAAGAAACACACCAAGAAGGTAAAGAAACACACCAAGAAGGTAAAGAAACACACCAAGAATGTAAAGAACTTCTAATATTTAGAAGACTAAGTAATTCCAGTTTTAATAGCCTTTATTACTAGTTGTGTGTTTACAAGGCTAACGGTTTCATTATTCGCTTTAATCGTGACTCTAAATCTATATTTATTATTAGTATGTATTACAAGTGTATTAGTAGGGGTTAAAGCACTAGTTATTCTATACATAATCGGTCCAAATGAAACACTTGTAGTAATACCATCACCATTTTTTAAATTAACAGTTCTAGCATCAATTTGTAATATGTTATTAAAACCTGGTTCTATACTTGTTCCAGACAAATCTAATATAATAGCATCATCCGATTTTGAACCTGATAAATCACAGTGAGCATATATTTCTATGCCATAACTTGTCGGATTTGTTAAGTTACTAAATATTATATTTGTATCTTCATTGGTATTTTCAGTAAAAAATCCGTTTAATCCTGCTGAAAGTGTAAGAGCATTATTGTATGATAAATCCTCTGTTTTTATAGCACCCGCCCCCCCTGGCGTTTCTACTTGTATATCCTTAAAATATAACATATTTAAAATACCTACGCCACTTTCTCCAGCGGGTCCTTCGGGTCCTTGTGGTCCTGCGGGTCCTTCGGGTCCTTGTGGTCCTGCGGGTCCTTGTAGTCCTCTAACATTAGGTTTAGATTTACAGCATTGTAATTTTCTTATATAAGTCGACGAGTCTACTGACATATTGTTTTGTTAATATATTATTTATATAAAAAAAAATCTTATAATCTACCGACTAAATAAAACCCCCCCGATAGCAATCATAATAAATCCTATTAAATGTTTAATTGTTATTTTCTCTCCCAGTAATAAATAAAATCCGACAGCACTCACTCCAATATTTATAATATAACTGCTTAATGTAGTTTTATATACGCCATGATGTTTCAACAAATAAACTCCAAATAATTCAAATGCTAAAAGAAAAAATGCTATTGAAAAAATTTTTATATAATCTGTCCAAACCAAGATTGAGATTTCATTTTTTATTTTATTAAAATCCTTTCTAAAAAATCCAAATATTCCAATTAAAAGAATTAAACCCACAAATAAAGTATCTAATAGAATTAATGTTATAGGTGATATTTTATTCAATAAATTAGAAGTAACACTTGCCTCGATCCATCCAATTATAGAGCCTGTAATCAAAAATAGATATAAAGCATAATTATTTTTTAAAATGTTCTCGGTCATATATTTATCTATATATATATTTTGATAAATATATGAAATAATTTATTTATTTTTTGCGTTTGTGTGTTTTGCGTTTGTGTGTTTTGCGTTTGTGTGTTTTGCGTTTATGTGTTTTGCGTTTATGTGTTTTGCGTTTGCCGCCCTTCCCGGTTCTTCTAGTTTTGCTAGGTGGTTCATTAGAATCATATGGAGCCCCGCGTTTAGTTCCCTTTTTCTTCTCGTTTTGTCTCTCATCAAATTCATGAGGACCTAATACATTAGTTAAATCTTTATATAATTCTGAAGCACTGTCTTTACTTAATCCATTTTTCATAGATTCATCAACAAACTCTTTTTCATTTTCCAAAATGACTAATCCACGCATGTAAGTTGCAGACATAGCACCTTCAGGTCGATCCAAAGGTTCAATTATAAGTAAAACAGGTGGATCTAATTTGCTAAGAGACTCACGAAGCCAGTTATATGATCTACTTCTATCTTCGCCAATAACTAAAAGCATTTGCTCCGCATCTCCTTCGTCTTTTCTTATTTGACAAATTTGTTTTGAAATAGGATTTAATAAACCACAAGTTTCGTCTACTGGATCACTCATACAACGAATTTTAACTTCAATATGTTCTAAATCAACATTTTCTCTTTTAATTTTTTCTATCATACCCTCGGTAGTTAATAGTTCTCTTTTTCTAGAACAATATAAAGGATTTGTTTTCTTATCTTGTGTGTGAGATAAAATAATATAAATTTTATTTTCGTCTAATTTTAATGCTTTTTCCATCAATGTTTGAATTAATTTTAAATGTCCACTTGTAGGAGGATTCATGCGACCAATCGTAAAAATAATAGTTTTTTTTACAAAATCCGCGGCACTCATTTATATAATAAGTCGAAAAAAATTGAATTTAAAATTTACAATTAAAATATAGTATATAACTATTCAAACATGCACGACTCATTTAGACTTTTATCATTTAATCCGTATGATGCGGTGTGTGATGATAAAGATGAAGGCGACAATAATGTCAATAAAAAAGAAAAAGAATTTCTAGTTCAAATGTTTGGCATTAACGAAAAGGGTCAAACGGCATCAATATTTGTCGAAGGTTATTCCCCGTTCTTTTATGTTATGGTTGGTGATAATTGGAAGGAACCTGAACACTCCGGTTTTATATCACAAATAACAAATGATATGGGAACATATTATGACAATAGTATTGTCTCTTCAAAAATAATAAAACGCAAAAAACTGTATGGGTTTGATGGTGGAAAAAACTATAATTTCTTATTAATTAAATTCAAAAATGAGGCAGCACTTCGCAAAGCCAAGAATTTGTGGTATGATTCATATACCACAAAAAGCGGTGAATACAAAAAGGTATTATCACCTAATGGATATGAATATGGGAATTATGGAACTAAACTATATGAGGCGCAAATACCACCGCTTCTGCGTTTATTTCATATAAAAGAAATTAGTCCTTCTGGATGGATCGCGCTTCCAAAAAATAAAACATTAAAGCATAAGGAAAAAAACACAACTTGTAATTTTGAATATACTATTAATTATAAAAACATTGTTCCTTTAAAGAAAAAAGAAACCCGCGTGCCTTATAAAATCTGTAGTTTTGATATTGAGGCTAGTAGTAGCCACGGTGATTTTCCTCTTGCTGTTAAAAATTACAAAAAATTGGCAACAAATATCGTGGATGTTTGGTATTTGTCAAAAGAACAAGACAATATTGAATTTTTAAGACGTATAATTAAAACCGCTTTTAATATTTCAGGAAATTGCGAAGAAGATATAGATTTAGTATATCCAAAAACAAAAATATCTGAACAACAAGTAGATTATTTATTTGATAATTGGATTAAAATAAAACCAGCAAAATACAAATGCGATACAAACCAAAATGAAATAGATCAAGAATATGAAAATACAGAACTTGATAATGAAAATACAGAACTTGATAATGAAGGTGAAATCGAAGAAAGTGGCGCCGAAAAAGAAACGTGGAATTGGAATAAAAAAATAAAACCGAAACCTTATAAAAAAAATGGAACAATTATTGATTTAATGAATGACGAAAGTGCTGACAGAGACACACGCGTTATGGAATTAACAAAAACACTAACAAGTGTATTTCCTAAATTAAAGGGCGACATTGTTACGTTTATTGGCTCTACATTTATGAAATATGGTGACGAAAAACCATATTTAAATCACTGTATTGTGCGCGACACGTGTAGTGAGCTTCCAAATACTACTATAGAAAGTTATAAAACCGAAAGGGAGGTGCTTTTGGCGTGGACAAAATTGATTCAACGAGAAAATCCGGATATTATCATTGGATATAATATATTTGGATTTGATTATCAATTTATGTATCAACGTGCGAAAGAATTAAATTGCGTTCATAAATTCCTAGAGTTATCAAGAAACAAGCGGGAAATATGTTTAAACAAAGACTGGCGCACAGGTAAAGAAGGATTAGAGCAAAATAAGATTATTATTGCAAGTGGTGAGCATGATATTAAATTCGTGAAAATGACTGGTAGACTACAAATAGATTTATATAATTATTTTAGGCGCGATTATAATCTTACAAGTTATAAGCTTGACTATGTTTCTGGGTATTTTATTGGAGACGGTGTAAAAAATCTAGAACATTTTAACGCAGAAAATAAAACAAAGATTTATAGTAAAAATCTTACAGGATTGGAGGACGGCAACTATATTAATTTTGAAGAAGAAGCGCATTCAGTAGACACGTATAAAGATGGTAAAAAATTCGAGGTATTTGAGGTAGATAAAATAGAAGGAACATTTTGTATTAAAGGTATAGAAACGCCTAATATGAAAAAAAAGGTGCGTTGGGGTCTGGCGAAGGACGATGTTACTCCACAAGACATATTTCGCATGACAAATGAAGGACCTGATGAGAGAGCGGTAATTGCAAAATATTGTATACAGGATTGCAATTTAGTCCATCACTTGATGAAAAAGATTGATGTAATCACCGGCTATGTAGAAATGGCGAATCTTTGTAGTGTTCCAATAAATTTTATTGTAATGCGGGGACAAGGTATTAAACTAACCAGTTTTATTGCCAAAAAATGTAGAGAAAAACAAACACTTATGCCGGTTATTGATAAAATGGAAAATGACGATGGATACGAGGGGGCAATAGTATTAGAACCAAAATGTAATTTATATTTGGAGGAACCAGTCGCGTGCGTGGATTATAGTTCTTTATACCCATCATCAATGATAAGTGAAAATATATCACACGATAGCAAAGTATGGACAAAAGAATATGATTTAAAACATAAATTATTGATAGAGACGGGCGAAACAAACAAAGACGGAGAATATATTTATGATAATTTGCCGGATTACAAGTATGTGGATATTACTTATGATACATATAGGTGGCAACACAAAAATGGTAATCCAAAGGCGGCAATGGAAAAAGTGAAAATTGGATATAAAACATGTAGATATGCTCAATTCAAAGAAGGCAAGGCGATTATGCCTTCTATATTAGAAGAATTATTGGCCGCGCGAAAGGCCACTAGAAAATTAATTCCCCAAGAGACAGACGAATTCATGAAAAATGTGTTAGATAAGCGACAATTAAGTATTAAGGTTACTGCGAATTCTATGTATGGACAAACCGGAGCGCGCACTAGTAGTTTTTATGAAAAAGATTGCGCTGCGTCCACAACTGCAATTGGCAGAAAGTTGTTAACATACGCACAGCGAGTAATTGAAGAAGCATATGCTAATCGCATTGTAGAAACAACAAACCACGGAAAAGTGCTAACGAATGCGGAGTACGTATATGGTGACACTGATTCAGTATTCTTTAAGTTTAACCTTAAAGACCCGGTTAACAACACAGATATATTAGGGCAAAAAGCATTAGAAATAACAATTGAAATCGCACAACAAGCAGGCGAATTAGCTTCCAAGTTTTTAAAGAAACCACACGATTTAGAATATGAGAAAACTTTCTTACCATTTTGTTTATTATCTAAAAAAAGGTATGTAGGTATGTTATATGAATTAGACCCTAATAAATGTAAACGGAAATCAATGGGGATTGTATTAAAACGGCGTGATAATGCCCCTATTGTAAAAGACATATATGGCGGTATTATTGATATTTTAATGAAAAATAAAAATGTAGAGGAGGCCGCTAAATTTCTTCAGGATTCTTTACTCGATATTGTAAATGAAAAATATGGAATGGAAAAATTAATAATTACTAAATCGTTGAGGTCTGGTTATAAAAATCCAAAACAAATTGCACACAAGGTTTTGGCTGATAGGATAGGTAAGCGCGATGTGGGTAATAAACCTAATGTTGGCGACCGTATAGCATTTGTGTATATAGAGAATCCTAATAAAAAGGCGCTTCAAGGTGAAAGAATAGAAACGCCTGAGTTTATTATGACCAATAATATAAAAATAAACTATTCGTTTTATATTACCAATCAGATTATGAAACCAGTATTACAGGTATTTGCGCTGGTTTTAGAAAATCTTAAAGAATTTAAGAAGAAGCAAGGCAAAACATTGCGCGGATGGAATAAACAATTAGCGGATTTACGTATTAAGTATCCAGACGATATAGAATATAAGAAGAAAGTAGATGTTTTAAGAAATAAGGAGGTTAAAGCGTTGTTGTTTGATAGTTATTTGCGAAAGACTGATAATATGAAAAAAGGATATCAAGCTATTGCTATGTTTGCTACGCAATGTTAAATTTTGCGTATATGTAATTATATATACTGAATCTATTATATTATATAATATAAAATTGAAATACTTTTTTTATATTATAGATTAGATATTTCCAAACAATCCAATTGACTATCAGACATTAACTGAAAGTTGTTTCCAAAAACATACAAAATAAAAACAAAACAAAATGGCGTCTACTACCCAATCTACAAAACCCCATCCTGCTGACATGTGTTATGTCCATACTCATATGGCAGGTGTATATGTTCACCGGTTGCCAAAAGCGTTGGAAGATGCCCTACAAACTTTGTATATACAAAGCCAACCATTATGGGAATGGTGTATTAAATTTATTCGCATACTCTACGAAGTTATTGATGAACATTGGTCCAATGGAGAATGGGATGGTCGCGTGATTGAACATGATTTAAAGGATACACCTGAGTTAAGGCTCGCCCAAGACGACTTATGGAGTGATTTGGGTAGCATTTCATCAGGAATAGCATTGTTGATATTTAAAAAAGAAAATCTTACAGATGAGATCAAAGAAAAAAACCTTTATATAAAAAATGATTGGATTATTGGGAACGATTTAATGACATTGGTGTTTAGTATGGCACCTAAGCAAATAACTGTGTAAAAAATAGATAACCAAAAAAAAGTAATTTTGTATATATTAGATTATTTATAGTTTAGTGTTTTTTCTTATTTGTGTCGATAAACCCTACCTAATATTTATTACCAAAAACTAATAAAAGCGTAATAAAATTGAAACACTTTTTACACCTTTGCGCATTTCAAATGTGCGAAGGTGTAATAAACTTAAGATAATCAAACAAACATAAATATAACCTGATTTCCAATTAATATGGCGAACCACATTAATGAATACAAAAATAAGGGAAAGACCCCTGAGATATGCCGAATTCAACGGCAATCCAGCATGATTGCGTTTCGGAAACAAAAACGCAAAGAGTATATTGATGTTAATCATCGGCAAATTGATGTAGTAGATACAAGTGAGATTGAGACAATTATAGTAGATGGACATAAATATATAAAGGAATTTCCCGTTTACGCATTTCCTATTCCAGTTGGCAGTGGACACCACTGTGAAAATTGCGTCGAATATGGCTGTATTGATAATATTTTAATAGGATTTTGTTACAATTGTATAATATATAAGTCTAACAAAGATATGTGGAACAACGGTAATAATGTAATTAACTTTGAGATTGATAATTATAAAATACCTAGTTATGTTACAGAAAAACACACTAAGATTATATACCAATGGGCTTTACAACAATCCGTTAATGATGAATGTCCTAGATTGGAAGTGCCAGAAAATCCATCACCAGCATGGCAACCACAACCAATTATCCAATCGCCACTATGGCAACCAACAACCCAAGCACCAACAACCCAAGCACCAACAGCGCAGTCACTATGGCAATCAATACCAACACCAACAACCCAAGCACCAACAACCCAAGCACCAACAGCGCAGTCACTATGGCAATCAATACCAACACCAACAACCCAAGCACCAACAACCCAAGCACCAACAGCGCAGTCACTATGGCAATCAATA